ATGGCGGGTTATTTGTCCTGGTTATTCCCCCGTTGTAAAATCTCTCCTAAACTTAACGGTACGGCACCACACTTCGGGGATGAAATGTTCGCGCTGGTACTTTTTGTTTGCTACCTGGATGGCGGTTGTGAAGATATTGTTGTGGATGTCTACAACACGGAACAGCAGTGTCTTTATTCTATGAGCGATCAACGGATCCGCCATGGCGGTTGTTTTCCGATTGAGGATTTTATAGATGGTTTCTGGCGACCAGCACAGGAGTATGGTGATTTTTAATTATTGCAATTGCACAAGAGTCAGTTCGCCCCCAAAGACAGCACCGGTATCAATATAATGCAGGTTGCCAATATCCACGCGATGTCGCAACGGTGTATGACCAAACCAGAAATGATCAGCACCTGTAATTCCCTGCCCTTTTTGGCGTTCACCTAATCGCGAGCGGCTCCACAAGACCTGATGCAAATCAACGTCCTTTTGCCATTCATAAACATCATCTGGATAATCGGCATGAGCAATAACATGTTTGCCGGTACGACTGTGTACTTCAAGAATAAAGGGCAAATGCTGACATTTTTCCAGCGCCGTTTTCGCTTGTTTCTGTTGATTATCTGCCAGCGCAATAAACCAGTCGCCGCCATTCATCAACCACAAAGACATCTGCTGGGATGCCAGCGCATCCATCGCCATCTGTTCATGATTGCCTCTTACCGCACAAACCCAATGTTGTTCCAGTAACTGCAGACAACGTAAACTTTGCGGCCCACGATCGATAACGTCTCCTACTGAGATAAGTAAATCTCGCCACGGATCAAAACGACAATGCCATAATTTGCGGCGCAACTGCTCAAGACAACCGTGTATATCGCCAGAAAGCCAGATATGTCGCCATTGATGACCCGCAATTCTCTGATAAACGGGCGCAGGCTGTTTCATCAATATTTTCCTCCCGCGCTAAAGATCACATAATCTTAACAAGAATGTTAAAAAACGCTGGACTCAGACAGTAGAGTGTGTGTTATGGTTGACTATAAAGTCAGCGAAGGAAATGCTTCTGGCTTTTAACAGATAAAAAGAGACCGAACACGATTCCTGTTTTCGTCAACAAACAACAAAATCTTTTAGAATTAATGTGTTAAATAAATTTATGCTCATCTTTTAATCCCTAACACATACCATTACATATTAATACATTCAATTAGTTACCATTTTTTTCGAGTTTTTTAGAGAAATTTTCGGGAATATTTCAGATCAATCCATGCATACACAAGCAATTCCTGTATTGAATAATTCCGTAGCAATTATGTAAAATCACCTCCGGCTGATTTTCATTCAAACTCGCGCTATCGAACGTCCATCAGCCAGCCGTGACACGTTCTTGCATACGACGTGCTACGGTTTCATTTATCTCCGACCGGAAACTTCTTATACAAAGTCGATACGCCAACATCATAGATGATCGCCACCTTCTGGCGAGAAACTCCTGATGCAATTAGTCGTCCAGCCTGCGCCCATTGCTCCGGCGTGAGAGTAAGACATTAAACTGTAGAAAAATCTCATTAAACTTAATATAATAATAAGTTACAGAATTATCTTTACTGAATAATAGATATATGAACATTAGTGAACTTAAAAACTGTATACACTATGAAGTAATAGGTTATAAACGCCCTTTCTCCTGGCGAAAAGCAATTGTTCGCGCAATAAAACACAGAAGATTACGTTATTTATTTTGGTGGCGCATAGCAAAATATCTTTTTGATAAAGGCGGATACCGGCGAAAGGTTGCAGGAAAAATAGAACGCTTCATTCTTGATAAATACAATGTAACCGTTCCCTTAACTGTAAATATTGGTAAAGGGTTCGACATATCTTATCTCAATGGCGTTGTTATCGGTCACAAAGTTACAATAGGTGAAAATTGTTCAATTAAGCCTGGAGTAACTATTGGACTTCGCGGTGAATTTAATGATATGGATATTGTCATAGGAAATAATGTAACCATCGGCTGTAACGCCACCATCCTTGGTGGCAAAGTGCATATAGGGAATAATGTAAAAATAGGAGCTCATGCATTGGTACTGCATGACATTCCTGATGACTCCACATTCATTACTAAATTTCACTCTGAAATTATTTATAACTCATCTCACACATAATTCCGTTTAATCACAGCTCTGGCCATACGATATCCGGGGCTGTATTTATATCAATCCGACTCACTAATACCCGGTATTTTTTCCAGGAAGATAGCATCGAGACTTCCTCATCAGTTGCCATTTCAAAATTAACAGCATCCTGCAGAATTGTTATGTTATCAGTCGCTTCCTGGATTAATCTTGCCTTTTTCTCTTCCGCCTCCCGGATCCGGAACAGTTTTTCTGCTTCTGCATCTTTCACCCAAGCTGTGCCGTTCCACTTCTGAAACTCCCCATCCGGCGACAACCAGGTGACATTTTTCGGTAATGGGCCAAGTTCAGAAATAAATAACGCGTCGCCGGAAGCCACGTCATAGACGGTTTTACCCCGATGGTCTTCAATGAGATGCCACGATACCTCATCACTGTTGAAAACAGCCACAAAGCCAGCCGGAATATCTGGCGGTGCAATATCGGTACTGTTTGCTGGCAGACCTGTATGAGGCGGAATATATGCGTCACCGTCACCAATAAATTCATTAGTTCCGGTCAGCAGATTATAAATTTTGATGGTTCGTGATTGTTCACTCATTCTGAATGCCATTATGCAAGCCTCACAATATAGTTAAATGCGATGTTTTTGACGGTGTTTTCCGCGTTACCAGCAGCGTTAACGGTGATGGTGTGTCCATGTGAGCCAATTGCAACGGAGTGCGTATGTGCACCAATACCGACAGTATGTGTATGCGCCCCAGCACTTGCTGCAGTACCTGATACTGAGTGGGTATGCGCGCCAGCAGAATTCGTTGCACCTAAGTGAGTTTGAGCAGAGTTCGACGAAGCTACTCTACCGGAGCTAACGTTAGCATTATCCCCCTGAGATATCGGATGCGTATGTGCACCTGCTGAAGCTGCTGTTCCGCTAACGCTATGGGTATGCGCACCAGTGTTATTCGTAGATTTAGTTCCATAATCAAACGATGATGTGTTTTTTGTCCCTAAATCTGTATTTGAAGCACTGGCGCTGTGGGTGTGCGATTTAATGCCGTCCTGTTCCTGGCTAAGAACATCACGTCCACTTGCAGGCTTACCTTTGATTGTCCAGCCACGCATATCAGGGATCACGCCTGACGGATAAGCGGCTGCAAGTTTCGGGTATGCAGACTTGTCAAAAGTCTGTCCCTGCATCAGAGCATAACCAGATGGAACTGTATCTGATGGCCACGGGATCGGGGCACCTACAGGAAAGGTCGAATTATTTTCCAAACCAAGATATTTAAGGACATCAGCAACAGAGCTTTTTGCCAAAATATCTCGCCCAACCTGTGTCAGGTCAGCCAAATTAGCGGTATCTTGATTGGTAAAATACGGTAATTTGTTTTCGGATGCTGAAAGATTAGCAAGTGCGGTAAGTATGGCATTAATTCTCTGATAGTTCTTATCTAATGCAGACGACATTTTTGCGATAAAGCCTGCCTGATCGCCATCGTCCTGTACATCCAGTCCACTTTCATTTGCTGTATATTGTGCCATTGCAGATGCAATAAAGCTGGCCTGCCGAATAACCTTATTGACTTGCGCACTGGATGCTTTCCCTGCTGTAAATCCGGATAAAAGCGCAGGCAACGCTTCCCATTCCTCCTGCGGCATAACATTGGCATTTTTACCCGTTGCAAACGCTTTAAAGTCATTTTTCGCCATCAGAGTAATACTCCCCATGCTCCTATATCAAAACCACTGATGAATTCGTTATCCATATCAAAACCAAAAAATTTTGAGCTTTCCGATGGGGTTTCCACCGAAGGTGTTTCAATGCCACCCGCCCATACCCCGGCGGCTTTTACTGTGAGATACCCCTGTTTAATTGCCGCAATTAACTCACGCGATACATCTGAAATATCAGTATCAGGAAAGACCCAGACCGATATCGTCATGTCCTGGTTATCGACTATCTGCATTCGCAGCCCGGCTCCTGCTGTTACAGCGTCAAGAATTGCCGGAAGCGAATCATTCCGTCCGTCCCAGTTATTAATCGCAATCTTCGCTTTAAGAATGACACGATAGGTTTCATCGCTGAGGTACATGTATCCGGAATCAGGATCGTATGGTCCCTGCCATACCCCCTGATCATATCCAAGCCCGTCGGTATCCCAGCTGAAATAGACACCTGAGATAGGCTGGCTGACAATACGGCTACGTCCGATCCACAATCCCAGAATGTCAAGTTGCACACCAACCGCAGAGTCAATATCAAATGCAGTAATCAGCCCTCTGGTGGCAGCCGCAACATCAATAAGCGGCCGGGTCATCAGATCAACATGTGCAAGAAATTTAGGTTTGGTGGCGTGATAGTTTGTGATTAGTTCGGTGTATTTGCCCATGACTCCACCGTTATAACGATATTTTCCGGGGTACAGGACGCAGATTCGTTATATCTGATATCAATGTTTGATGACGACAAAGCCCCCGGGGATTTCCCAATCGTCAGTTCCTGAATATCGTAATAGCGTGCATTCCCGCCACTCGCCACGCCAAGATTCGCCGGTGAGTAAATGCGACTTAAAAGGACTGAATCACCAATCGTCAGACTATTGATATAGTCGGAAATAGCCTGCTGGATCTGCTGCCCTATCTGTGAGGTATAACCCGTAAAAACTTTTAATTTAATCCGGGCATAAACAGGCACATCACTGGAACGCGAGAATTTGATTACATGGGGATTGCCGTATTTATCCGGAACCGTAACGGATGTTGTACCGTGAGTGGCTGTCCCCTGGCCTTTATTCCCTCTGATAGCCTGAGCAATATCCGTCACATCACCGCCATCCACAATTACAGCAACAGAGTGTGGCGGTAACCCGTTACCGTCCTCCGAACCAGTATCGTTTTCATAGAGTTTGTGGCGGGTTACACCGGTAACATTAGAAACAGCACCATCCAGTGCTTCAAATGGGGTTAACCACAATCACTGTCTGACCGTCTTTCAGCAGGCGATTCCCGATAGCTGCCGCTAAGTGATTCTTCCCGGTACCAGGTTTTCCGCTGAACGCAAAATTTGTACACCCGGTCATCAGTTCATCGGCGATGGATTTCGCCTGGCTTAACGCGTGTCGCTGGCCGTCGTTCTGCACCTGGTAATTCGCAAACGAGCATTTACGGTGCAACGGCTGGATGCCTGAGCGATTCAGAATTTTTTCCACCCGCAACTGGCGATTCAGGCGGTTGATCTCCTCGCTACGTTTCTGGCCTTCAGCAAGTTGCCACTCGCGCCACTCCGCTACCGTTCTGAATGGTGCGGTTACATGTGGCGGAGTCAGTCGGCGGATGCGTTCCAGAACGCCGCCTGTCGCAATATTTTTCATGGTCCGTTACCCCCTGAAGCCTGGCGGGATCGCACTGTCCGGCAACGAGACGGTGTTAACCTGTCGGAGCAACGTCTCAGGCCGAACACCTTTCGGCGCGAACAGGCCCTGGTATTCATTGGCGATACTGTGTCGAATCACCTGCTCGGGTGTAAAACCCTGCTGGCGGAATTTTTCCAGCTCCCGTATCGCCCCGTTAGCGCCCTGCTCCGTTCGAATCGGTTTTCGCAATGCCTGCCTGAACCGGACCCACTCATGCCAGAGTGTTTCCGGCAACCAGTCAGGCAGCTCAATAGCCTCCGGCTCAAATTTTTTAGACGCTCGTTTTTGGCGAGGGGGATTTAGGGGGAGATCAGTATTTATATCTTCCTCTTCCTCTTCCTCTTCCTCTGGTAACGCTTTTTGATCCATTTGTGTAACGCTGCCAGCGTTACCTTTTCGTTTCAGTTCGCGTATTTTTGTAACTCGCTCGTTTGTAACCGCCCGTTTTTTAGAGCTTTTTCCGTTATGACGTTCAAAGTTAGGTAGAGAAAGCCCAACGTCATTTTCGACCAGCCATCCAACCTGAATTAACGCATCAGCAAAACCAGCCATAAAAGTGATGCGATCTATTGCACTTTTTGTAACGCCGCGAGCGTTACAATCTGCATTACCGTCTATCATTTGTTGATCCGCCCATGCCCAGAAGCGAATAACCTTCCCTAATGCGGCATCTGGATCAATATTCAGAATCTCAGCAAGCCTGAATATTTCCGGCTTATCCGGCGTAATAACCTCGAGCTTTATCCAGTTTGAAGCCATTTGTTTTCACCTTGTAACGCTCGCAGCGTTACATTTAACTGATACCGAACAAAACAATCCGGCACGATTAATTTCAATCAATGCACTACGACAGAATCGCCGGGCGACCCACCACCGCTGAAATGTGCTTTCCGGTAAACGGCCTGGACTGCATCATCATGCGCATCAATTGCCGTACTCAACGCTTCCTGCGCCGCCAGTAATGCACGGCGTTCCAGGGTATCGAAGATGCAGAGTCGGTGACGCAGCTCGCGCGGAAGAATTGCCAGAACCGCAGGGATCAGTTTCTGAATTTTTTCCCTTTGCGCTTTCGTTTCACCTTTCAACCAACGGTGATAGATATTCTGCTGATTGTTCCAGTCCTTGCCTGGTACAAGGGGCAATTCGCCGCCCCCCTGGCGCAGATATTCTTCAGTAATTGCGTTAGCGACCCACGCCTGCCCTTTTTCGGCTGCCAGGGCTAACAACACTGATTCGATGTGCTCATGCCTGATTTTCATGAATCAACCGCTCCTATGCTGTTTTCGCTATGCTTACCGTCTGGGGGGAATACATCGTCAAGTCCACAATGAGCGCCAAGCCGATTAAGGGTAGAAACAATTTTTCTGCACTCCTCTAGTCCAGGGGTACGAAAATTTGCTTCGTAATTTGCCAGTCGGCTTTGTATCCACCCTAACTGAACAGCAAGTTGTCTTTGAGACAGCCCAAGCTGTTTTCGATATGTTGAAATTTTGTTCATTGAAAACCTCCGATGACAATTTTAAACACACCTTGTGTTATATGGTCAAGCTGTTTTGTGTTTTATGTAAATCACGATTCGTGATACAAGGATGCAATGGAAAAAGAAAACGAAAAAATTGCCGCCAGTAGGCTCAATGACAAAATTGCAATGCGTCTTAAAGAGCGCAGGCAGAAGCTTGGTTTATCTCAAGGAAAACTTGCTGAAATCTGCGGATGGACGCAATCGCGTATAGGTAACTATGAGGCGGGCAGCAGAAATGTTGGAGTGCATGACGCTGTCGTATTGGGAAAGGCACTTGGCATATCTCCTCCTGAGCTCCTCTTTGGAGAACAGGAATCTTCTGAATTGTGGTTAAATGAATCCCAACGAAAACTTCTTGAGTTGTTTAACCAGCTACCGGGCTCAGAACAACAACGAATGATTGAGCTATTTGAAGTCCGGCTAAAAGAAATCGATGAGTATGTAGAAAAATATTTGAGAGGCAGGCTTAAAGATAATCCCCCACCGGAGTAATGATCTTGCTATCACAGTAATATGCCAATCAGCCCGCTATCAGCGGGCTTTTTTGTACCATCATCATATGACACTCACCGAAAAAACACATTTCGTGTTGACATAAGAAAACGCATTGTGTTTAATAAGCATATCCAAACAACGCCCCATCAGAGAACGGCAGGACAATACCTCGAGTTATCCAGTCACTGAACAGGGCTAAGTAGCCAGCCTGAGGCATACGAACATGACGGCAGTTGTTGATTGATACAAAGCGCAGTAGATAAAACGTTCCGCCACCCGGCGTTAAGGGGAAAAAAGATGGTTGGTGAAGATCTGGTTGTTATTAACGGTCAATTGTGCAGCAAAGATGTGGCAGCCATGCTTATTAGCAAGGTTCTTCCAACTGTGCTGGAGGTCATTGCAGAAAAAGTAAAGGCTGGTCGTCCAGACAAGGAAGTTGAAGAGGCGGCAAAAACAGTTGTTCATGCCGCTACAGAAGCAATTATTTTGAAGAGCCTAGTTTCGCCCAAGCCTTAAGTGAATCGGCGCTTTTTTTAGCATCACGTTCATTGAGTAGTGACAAAAACTCATTCTCAGCATTCTCGATTTCCGAGAAAAATTCTTGATGAGTTGTTTCTCGCTGCGATCTGATGCTGAAAACTAAAGCAAGTAGCCAGGCTTTGTCTTTATTATCCATAGGAATACCTTATTACTGGTTGTGTGAGAACTCCAGTATACCACCGAGCCTGAAGTGGTAAAAAGACAGGCGCACAACACGAAGGCGCATTTCCGGTATTCATAAAGAGTCGGACTTGTCTGTTAAATTTAAATGGTGGGAGTGCGCCTCCGGTTGTAAATAACGACATTGCTATGTGTAGTCTTTGGCGGCATCAGTTCTACTCCGTGGCTGCCCTGCCGCCCCTTTTTAAAGTGAATTTTGTGATGCGGTGAATGCGGCTAAGCGCACGCGGCACAGTTAAAAGCATCAGTGTTATGGGTGGATTATCCGGCGTTAATTGTTAACTGGTTAACGTCACCTGGAGGCACCAGGCACCGCATCGACAAAATTCATTTGTAAAAATGGTGATAATTATGATTGCTCATCACTTCGGAACTGATGAAATACCACGTCAGTGTGTGACCCCTGGCGATTATGTTCTTCATGAAGGTCGGACATATATCGCCTCGGCAAACAATATTAAAAAGCGAAAACTTTATATTCGAAGCCTGACAACAAAAACATGCATTTCTGACTGCATGATTAAAGTCTTCCTCGGTCGTGATGGTTTACCTGTAAAGGCGGAGTCATGGTAATGACTAAGAAAATAAAATGTGCTTATCACCTTTGCAATAAAGAAATTGAAGAAAGCAAAATCATTACAAGACCACTTCATTTCATGCGTGAAGTTATACCAACGACGGAAATGAAAAAATATTGTAGTGAAATCTGTGCCGAAAAAGACCAGATGGCACACGAACTTTAATTAACTGACTATCCGAAACTGAATTTATGCCAGCAATGGCAGGGATTCGCTCAACCTTAATTAAGGAGAAAAACATGATTACCAGTTATGAAGCCACTGTTGTTACTACTGATGACATTGTTCACGAAGTCAGCCTGGAAGGAAAGCGTATTGGCTACGTGATTAAAACAGAAAATAAAGAAACCCCTTTCACTGTGGTTGATATCGACGGTCCATCAGGCAACGTTAAAACGCTTAACGAAGGCGTCAAAAAAATGTGCCTGGTGCATATCGGAAAGAATCTGCCCGCAGAAAAAAAAGCCGAATTTCTGGCAACTCTGATTGCAATGAAATTAAAAGGTGAAATCTGAAAGAAATAGCCTGCGTATGGCGCAGGCTATGAACAGTGTGTATCCGGCAAGATTATTCACTGAACAAACGAATTTTAATCTGAGTTGAGGTTAAAAAACAATGAGCACCGATAAACAAGTTTACCCACTGTATTACGAAGCAAAAAATGACAAAGTAAGAAAACGTCTCGGTATTAAAGGCGGTTTTTACTGGGCTGAAGCGAAAAAATTATCCATTGCCATCTCCCGTGGTGCTGTTGCGATTGACGATGCTGGCTACGATGAAGATGACTTCAAAAAACCTGTTCGCGTCAATTTGCCCGTTGTTGATGACCTCCCGCCAGAAGGCGTATTTGATACGGAATTCTGCAACCGTTACGAAAAAGGCGGGGAAGATGGCATCACAATGGTATTTATCGCGCCCTCACCCTCTGCGCAGGGCAAACCAGCCGGCACTGACAACACCAATGTTAATGGCGAAGACATGACGGAGATTGAGGAGAATATGCTACTCCCGATTTCTGGCCAGGAGCTGCCCATTCGCTGGCTTGCTCAACACGGCAGCGAAAAACCGGTAACGCACGTTTCACGCGACGAACTCCAGGCATTACACATTGCACGGGCTGAGGAACTACCAGCTGTTACTGCCCTAGCTGTTTCCCACAAAACCAGCCTGCTCGATCCGCTGGAAATTCGCGATCTCCACAAACTGGTGCGTGATACTGACAGAGTTTTCCCTAATCCAGGCAATTCAAGCCTGGGACTGATGACTGCTTTTTTCGAAGCATACATGAACGCAGACTACACCGATCGCGGTCTGCTGACAAAAGAGTGGATGAAAGGAAATCGTGTTTCACGCATCACGCGCACGGCTTCCGGCGCTAATGCTGGCGGCGGGAACCTCACCGATCGCGGCGAAGGTTTCGTTCACGATCTGACGTCACTGGCGCGCGACGTAGCCACTGGCGTACTGGCTCGTTCAATGGACGTGGACATTTATAACCTTCATCCGGCACACGCTAAACGTGTCGAGGAAATTATCGCTGAAAATAAACCGCCCTTTTCTGTTTTCCGCGACAAATTCATCACCATGCCTGGCGGGCTGGATTATTCCCGCGCCATCGTGGTTGCCTCCGTAAAAGAAGCACCAATTGGGATCGAGGTTATCCCCGCACACGTCACTGAATATCTGAACAAAGTACTGACTGAAACTGATCATGCCAACCCTGATCCGGAAATCGTGGATATTGCCTGCGGTCGCTCCTCTGCCCCGATGCCGCAGCGTGTAACAGAAGAAGAAAAACAGGATGATGAAGAAAAACCGCAACCATCTTGCGCAATGGCAGATGAACAGGCAACGGCTGAAACAGTGGAACCGGATGCAACTGAACATCATCAGGACACGCAGCCGCTGGATGCTCAGTCACAGGTAAATTCTGTTGATGCGAAATATCAGAAACTGCGGGCAGAACTCCATGAAGCCCGGAAAAACATTCCGCCCAAAAATCCTGTCGATGCAGACAAATTACTGGCTGCCTCTCGCGGAGAATTTGTTGAAGGGATTAGCGACCCGAATGATCCGAAATGGGTTAAGGGGATCCAGACCCGCGATTCTGTGTACCAGAATCAGCCAGAAACGGAACAGAACGACCAGAAAGCGGAACAGAACAGCCCAAATACGCAACAAAACGAGCCAGAAACGAAACAGCCTGAGCCAGTAGTGCAACAACTGGAAACGGAGAAAGTTTGCACCGCCTGCGGTCAGGCTGGCGGCGGCAACTGTCCTGACTGCGGCGCGGTGATGGGCGACGCAACGTATCAGAAAACCTTTAATGAAGAAAATCAGAATGAATATCAGGAAAAAGGTCTGGAGGAAATGGAAGGTGCTGAACATCCGCACAAGGAGAACGCTGGCAGCAATCCGCATTGCGATTGCAGTGATGAAGCTGGTGAAGCGACAGCACCTGTAGTAACTGAAATCATGTGGCCGTCATATTTCGAGCCTGGCCGCTATGAAAACCTCCCGAACGAGGTTTATCACTCCGCCAACGGAATAAGCAGCACAATGCTGAAGGATGCCCGCATCAGCCTGATGTATTACCACGGACGGCACATTGCCGGAACTATTCCGGGCGAGGAAAGTGATGCATTGCTGCGTGGGCGAATTATTCACAGCTATGTTCTGGAAACGGATAAATTCGCTGATGAGTATGCCATTCCGGTACCGGTTCCTGAATATGTGGTTACTACTTCTAACGAACTGATCGCCATCATTAAAAAACACAATGCCAGTCTGCCAGCACCGATGACACCAGAGCAGATGAAAGAGTGGATCGAAAGCTACAACAGCACTCTTATACAGCCACTGTCGGTAAGTGCCGGGGCCGAAGAAACAGGCATCCTTTACGGTTCGCTTCCGGAGGAATTCCGGCGTATTCCTGAGGGGGAAAAACACACAGCATCAGCAATGAAAGCCTGTATTAAAGAATACAACGCAAACCTCCCTCCTCTGTTGAAAACCAGTGGATCACGGGAGCAACTTCTGGAGCAAATTGAAACTGTAGATCCAGAACTGGCAAAAAAAGAACGTGCTAAATCTTTGCCTTACAACATCAGTGGCACAAAAGAGCAATTAACCGAAATCGCACGGAAAATTCGCCCGGAACTGGTGACACTGGAAGACTGGCAAAAACGCCAGCAAGAAGAAAACGCCGGGAAAACGTTTATCAGTCCGGATATGTATGAACAGGCAAAAAATATTCACGCTGCACTGCAAAACAATACCGATGCAGCAAGGCTACTCAACCACCCGGATCGCAAATCTGAAATCAGCTATTTCGGGTTTGATGAAGAAACCGGGCTGGAAATCAGGGTCCGTCCTGATATCGAAATCCGGCTGCCATACGAAAGCATTTGCGCCGACGTGAAGTCAGTCAGCCTCGGTTATGTGCGACAGGAACGACTGAAAGATCGCCTGCACCGTGAAATTATTGAGCGTGATTATCACCTCAGCGCAGCAATGTATTGCGATGTGGCAAACCTGGACAAATTTTTCTGGATCTTCGTCAACAAAGATGCTGGCTATCACTGGGTGGCCGTCGTGGAAGCCTCGCAGGAACTCCTGGAACTTGGTCGACAGGAATATCGCCGGACGCTACGACAGATAAATGAAGCTCTGGAGACAAACAACTGGCCAGCACCGATTACCGAAAGTTATACCGACGAATTAAACGACTTTGATCTTCGTCGTCTTGAGAAGATGATAAATAACCTGCCTTCATCAGGTGATCCAGAAGCAGAACAAAAATTTATTGCTCTGGAAAATACGCTGAATGCTGCACGACCACATCTGGGAGAATTATATGAGGCGTATAAAACGACACTGACAGATATGAAACCAGAATATATCGGCTCCTGATATTTACTATGGCGGTGTAGCCTCACCGCCATAACAAAACTTTATTTTATGAGAGAAAAGACAATGCGGTATGAAAAAGTCAAACCATGTCCGTTTTGTGGTTGTCCATCAGTAACGGTGAAAGCCATTTCAGGATATTACCGCGCAAAGTGTAACGGATGCGAATCCCGAACTGGCTATAGTGGAAGTGAAAAAGAAGCACTCGAAAGATGGAATAAACGAACTACTGGAAATAATAATGGAGGTGTTCATGTATAAAATTACTGCCACTATTGAAAAGGAAGGTGGCACTCCTACTAACTGGACAAGGTACTCAAAAACAAAATTAACCAAATCAGAATGCGAAAAAATGCTCTCAGGTAAAAAAGAAGCAGGCGTTTCCAGAGAGCAGAAAGTAAAGCTGATAAATTTTAATTGCGAGAAGCTTCTGTCCTCGTGAGTTGCATTATATACAAATTAGAACTTCATAGCTGATTATTAAAAATCAACCACCCCCGCCAGTATTCTGTATATTTACTGGCGGTCATATCGTAAGAGGTATGGCAATGAATCTTGTGACACTAAAAACGTGGGGAAACTCAGATATCCAGATAACCCACCATCAATATCAACGCTGAGACGATGGGCAAGGAATGGAAACATTTATCCTGCACCTGAACTACACGGGAGGAGTTACAGGGTGGTTCCGGAGGCTTTCTATATCAACCCAAATAAGGTTGATACCGATATAACACACCATCAGCCTAATGGGCGACAAGGGAGAGACAGTCCGTTACTGGAGAAGTTAAAACATGCAGCGGAAAAAATACGATCCCAATTTGCCTAAAAACTTAACATATCGAAGGAGGGACAAAGCATATTACTGGCGCAACCCTATGACGAAAGAAGAATTTACACTAGGTAAAATTTCAAGAAGAGATGCAGTAGCGCAGGCAATTGAAGCAAATCATTATATATACAAAAACTACTCTCCTGCTGCCTTAATTGAAAAGCTTAAAGGGTTCGACTCATTTACTATGGCAGACTGGATTGAACGTTACAAAACGATTCTTATAAGGAGAAAAGTGTCCAGAAATACTTATAAAATTCGGGTAAATCAACTGGAGACAATAAAAGAAAAATTGGGAGGGATTTTACTGACAGAAATAACCACTCGCCATATTGCCGAGTTTCTTGATTTGTGGATTGAAGGAGGGAAAAACACGATGGCAGGATCAATGCGTTCTGTGTTATCTGATATGTTCCGCGAGGCCATTGTTGAAGGACGTATATCTCAAAATCCAGTAACGCCAACAAGAGCACCGAAAATAGTAGTTACAAGAGAACGGCTGAAACTAAAGACATACAACTGCATCAGGGAGGCAGCAGATCAACTTCCGACATGGTTCCCATTAGCTATGGACTTAGCCCTTGTAACAGGACAACGTCGCGAAGACATAACGAATATGCGGTTCAGTGAGATTTATGATGATCGTCTCCACATCAGGCAAATTAAGACAGGAATGATGATTGCTATCCCCCTGTCACTCAGCCTTCCTGTCGCTGGTTTACGACTTGGTGCAGTAGTTGAACAGTGCCGCATGGTAAGTAGGGGGGATTATCTAATCAGTGCCGGGATTAGAAAAAACAGCCCTGACGGTAGCATTCACCCGGACGGCCTGACAAAGAAATTTGTCGCAGCCAGAAAATTAACAGGTATCCAGTTCAGTGAAAACCCACCAACTTTTCACGAGATCAGAAGCCTGGCTGGACGATTGTACAAAGAAACATGTGGAGAAGAATTTGCTCAGCGTCTACTTGGCCACACATCGGAGAAGACAACAAAAATGTATCTTGATGAGAGAGAAAAAACGTACTTACTGCTCTGATTTTAACGTAAATGGATTGTTAAATGTATTTTGGTTGTGATATAACCAAAAAGACCGGAATACAGAAATTCGAGTAAATTTCGGGGAATTTCGGGGAGACGTTTGCAACTAATTGATTTTAAATACAATTAAAAAAAGACCGAATACGATTCCTGTATTCGGTCCAGGGAAATGGCTCTTGGGAGAGAGCCGTGCGCTAAAAGTTGGCATTAATGCAGGCTTAGTTGCCTTGCCCTTTAAGAATAGATGACGACGCCAGGTTTTCCAGTTTGCGTGCAAAATGGTCAATAAAAAGCGTGGTGGTCATCAGCTGAAATGTTAAAAACCGCCCGTTCTGGTGAAAGAACTGAGGCGGTTTTTTTATTGGAAATCAAAAGGCTATTTTAGGTAATTAACAGAGTTTTTCAGCTCGTTCTATAAACGGTGCCAGACTCATTTTTTCGCCGGGATTGTTAGGATCATCAATCTGAATCACCGAAATGGGTTGGGCTTTAGTCTTCCCACTGGCAACTTCCTTTTGTGCGATATCGTTTAAAGGATACTGCACGAGGGTACTTGGGTTAATGACATACAAAGCATTACCCGGTCTGCAAGTCAGCATCACCTCTTCGCGATTAAACGCCCATTTGTCTTTACCCACTTCAAAACGACTGACGGTAATCACCTGCGGTGCAGCCAGCGCCGCTGCAGAACTGGTGAGTAACAGAAACGTCAGAATACTTTTTTTCATCAT